ACACCCTCACCGCCTCCACCGATCGGAGCCCCTACGCACGCACGCACGAGGCATAAAGTGTACCTAAGAAGGTAAAGAAAATAATTTTTGGCAAGAAATCGGTCGGCTCGGCATCGGGCAGCACTGCAAATATTGGGCAGCACAGGGGGGGCATCTGCACGGGGGGGGTCGGGGGGCGAGGTGCTGTGTGTGTATGTATTTAGACCCCGACCAAGATTTGAAAAATTTGACTTGACCTACCCTAGTTAACTTCTTATACAGAAGATATGAAGTCACAAGAGATTTATGCTAGATTGCAAGAGTCTGCAGACGACAATAAGAAGTTGTGGGCTTTATCACAAGAGTTTGAGGCTTTGTATAGAAAGCTGGCTAAGGCTGAGGAGCAAGTAAAGATAGCTACTACATCGGCTGTAGATCTAGAGGACAAGGATGGGCTGCGTAAAGCTGTCTTAGAGCATTTGTTTACGGAAAGTGAGCGTGGCAACGCACAGGCATCTGACAAGCTGGCAAAGCTAGCTGGGCTTGGCGAGGAAAAACAAGACATTATTATCGAAGTGGTTAACTACAACCCGCCTAAAAAAAGAGGGAGGAAACCAAAATCAACTACTACGAAATGATTAAGATACTCAATAACCTTAGTTACTTTGAGTGTTATAACTGCCAGAACTATTTTTTTGTCCACGAAGTGGATGACATCGACAAGATTGATAGCCTTAGTGATGAAATCGATGAAGATGATATCGACGAGGTCGATTAGGAGGAAGAAGATTTATGAGAACCTGCTACGAATGTTGCTGCACAGAGACATCTGACAACCCGATTATTGAGATTGAGGATGACCACGGCAGTGTGATTGAGGCTATGTGCTTAGAATGCTACACCGAGAGAATGAATGAAGATACGCATTCCGACGATCTCACCTAGAGATTACCAAGTACCGTTTTTAAAAGCATTTGATGCGGGTACACAGTACTCTGTTATATCGTGGCATCGTCGTGCGGGTAAAGATGTAACTTCGTTCAATGCTTTGATGAAGCGAGCGATACAGACACCCGGCAACTATTACTACCTATTCCCGACCCGTGCGTGGGCGCAGCGGGCATTGTGGGACAACATCTGCGAATGGGCGGGGGGTAAAAAACTAATCGACCTTCTTTGCCCGCCCGGTGTTGTTTTGCGAAAGAACAATAGCGATTTTTTCTTGGATTTGATCAATGGTTCCCGTATAAAGATAGATGGAACGGATAATTTAAACTTTGTTGGACAGGGAGGGAGCGGTTATGTATTGTCGGAGTTTTCATTGCACAAAGAGGAGGTTAGTGGCTTTCTGGCTCCTATCCTTACGGAAGGTTCTGCATTCGTTATTTTCAATGGCACATTGCGTGGAAAGTCGAATCATCTATGGCGACTGTACGAAAATAACAAAGACCGTAAGGATTGGTTTACTCAGTGGTACACCCTTGAGGACACCAAGACTGCTTACTGGGTTGGGGATGGTGTATCAATTAATCCTGAACTGGCTGGAAAAATTAATCCGTATGACGGCAAACCTTTTAAAAACATCCAAGACGATGTGGATAGCGGAATTATATCTTACTCGATGGCGAGACAGGAGTACCTTAATGAAGCCGTCTCACAAGTAGAAAATAGTTATTATGGTCACGAGCTGCAAATCCTCAAGAATGAAGGGCGTTTTGGAAACTATAGTGGCTCTGGACGAGTCTATACCTTTTGGGACTTGGGAACTAGTGATGCTACTAGTATTGTTTTTGCTCAGTTGGTCGATGGAAAGCCTTTTATTATTGATTACCACGAGTCCACAGGTAAAAAGATTGAGGACTACGCTGTAGTAATCAACAGCAAAAACTACAATTATGGCGGACACTACGCTCCACACGATGTATCTAAGCGTATGTTGTTTGGTGATCTGGTTACCAGAGCTAAAGAAGTGGGCATAGACTTTAGAAGAGTACCAAAGACTAACTCAGTCTTGCAAGATATTGAGATATGTCGTCGTATGATGCGTGATGTTTGCATCCACGAGCGGTGTGGAGACTTGTTAGAACACTTAGATGCCTACCGTGAGGGGTCAGCAGGGCGACCAGTACACGATGCACACTCCCACGGGGCGGATGCGTTCCGCACTATGGTAATGGCAATCCATTTAAACTTAGTAGAGTCGTACTTAGGAGAAGGTATGGCTAAGAACCTACCAACAAGAGTTGGTTCAGCACAGGAGTACGTCAATGAACACGCCAATACAGAAAGCCAAAGACCGTTATGGGAGCGAGTTAGAGGAATTGATACATCACTACTCGACAACTGGGGTGGTGTATAGCGACAACCGTTTATTTGTTATGGCGGTTATGCATAATAAAAATCTTTTACAAGGAAAAAACTCTGAAAAAGAACTTGACAAACTTGATTGCTGGTACGTACATTATGCCGCAGGAGACATAAAGCGTCTATATGAAATATGCCCATACGAATTAACTTGGGTTGCGTTTGAAAGAGGGGATAAACCCCTAAAATTTTATAAACTGGACAGGATCAGGAGATTAAGTTATGGGTCGAAATAGAGGAAGCAGACCACCAGCACCACCCAAAGCCCCACCACCGCCAGCAGAAGATGTAAGTGCAGAAGTAATTGCACCAACTATGCGTCAAGAAGCAGCTCGTCGTGCTAGAATGGGAGCTTATGTTACTAGAGGACAAAAAATCGGAGCAGGTGGACAACTGTTAGGTGCAGCACCAATTCAACTAGCTAATGTAAGAGCAGCCGCACAGGCTTCTAAAGGCGAAAAAATGCCAGAAGCAAAAACGCTTGAATCTTTAAATCCTATGTTAACGGCAGAAATAGAAAGAAGAGGTTCTAAAGGTTCTAGGGCTAAACGTACTCAAAGATATAGAGAATTAGTAGCACGAAGAAGAAAAGAATATAATGCATATATATCGCAACGTCAGCAAAGATTATCTACTCCTCGTGGAAATATAAGCCCTGAAGGTGGGATGACAATATAATGGAAGTATCTTCTTTAATTACAATGTATAAGCGTGAGAAGTCTAGCTCTGAACGGCAGAACTTCGAGAATCTTTACGAATCAGCAGCAGAGTTTTGCAACCCAAGTGCTGACAACATCCAAAGCAGACGATCTAAAGGTCAGCGTGATGATGAGCAACGTATAACTGACATCGGCATTAAAGCTCGTCGTATGTTTACGGCTGGTATGATGAGCCATTTATTTCCGCAGGGGCAAAACTGGATTCGTGTTGTGCCACAAAACCGTGACCTCCAACAAAGCGACAACGTGGTGCGGGCATTAAGTTCTGTTACCAAAAAGTTTGTTCGAGCAATTGAAGATTCTAACTTTTATGAAGAGATGGGGCAATGTATTGACCATTGTGGTTACATTGGCACTACAGCATTGTACTGTGAGCCAACAGCAAAGCGTATGTTAAACTTCCGTTCGCACTATATTAATCAATTTTTCTTTTGTGAAAACTATCTTGGCGAAGTTGACACGGTTATCCGTGAGTTTAAATTGACTGCTCGTCAGGCTGTCCAGCAATTTGGTGAGGATTGTCCTGAGAATATTGCTGATTTAGCACAAGACCCCAAGAGTTCTACAAAAGAATTTACATTTATTCACATCGTAATGCCTCGCAACAAGTTTGTACCCGACTCACCGGAAAAGACTGAGAAGCCCATTGCTTCATATTATATTTCTCTGGAGGGTAGCAAGTTGGTTCTGGAGTCAGGGTTTGATGAGATGCCCTACTCGGTGGGTCGGTTTTATAAAACAAACTATGAAAAGTATGGACGCTCACCTGCATTAGAAGTTTTTGCAACAATGCCTATGATTAATCGTATGGAAGTGTCACGCATTCGTGGTGCAGAGCGTGTAAGCAATCCACCGTGGTTAGCTCCGAATGATGGTAGTGTTCGTCGTATCAGCAACGATTCTGGTTCTATTATTTATTGGAACGCTGGTAACCCACTATCTAAACCCGAACAGTTGCGTCCGATGGACAACGTAATTGTTAACGATCAGATGATTCAAAAAAAAGAGCAAGAGATCTTGGATGCGTTCTATGTTCCGTTATTCAATCCTTTGCTTGATCGCCAAAATATGACAGCATTTGAGTCGCAAGAAAGACTTAACTTATCTTTGCAATTTTTAACACCTGCGGTCAATCGCTTAAACAAGTACTTTGTTACGCCAATCCTAGAGCGTTCGTTTGGTATTATGCTACGAGCTGGTATGTTTCCAGAGCTTGAAATACAAGAGTTATCTGGTGCGACCCTTGAGTTTGATTTGGTTGGTAAAGCATCTATTGCTTCACGGCAGATTGAGTTGTTTGGAACAATGACAGCTATGCAACAGATGATGCAAATTGCACAGTTCAAGCCAGAGATTTTAGATAACGTAAATGCAGATAAAACTGCTCGGTTTATTCAAGAAGTTAATATGGTTCCAATTGATCTACAGCTTTCAGAAGCAGATGTTGATGTAATTCGTAGTCAACGTGCTGAAGCACAAATAGCTGCAGAGCAAAGAGCTAATGCACAAACTATAAGTGACGCATACGTTAAAACTCAAAAGACTCCTGAAGAGGGTTCGGGTGCAGAGTTAATTGAACAACTAACACAACAAGCAATGGGTGGTTAATGGATATAATTGATAAAGTGACCTACGACTTTACGTGGGACAGCGAGAAGGATTTATCAGAAGAAACAAGACGAGCTTTTATTGAGGTCTTTGACCCATCAAATGACAACGCTTGTTTGGTAGCTAGGTTTCTTGTGCAGATTTGCAAGTGGGAAGATTACACAGAATACAACGACCCCATCATTGAATCTAAGATGAACTCTCTACGGAGTGTGATTCTATCTATAAAAAAACAACTCAATATGAAAGAAATAGAGAGGGAAAATTATGAGTGAAGAAGAAGTAGTAGAAACAGTTGAAGAAGTATCTACAGAAGAAACACCTGTTGAAGAAAGCAATACACAGCCAGAGTCATTTGTTGGTTCTATGTTAAGTCAGATAGAAGATGAAAGTATTAAAGAAGCTGGCTTTTGGAAAAACTTGGAGGGCAAAGATGCTACAGAGGTTGGAAAATATATTAAGGAACTTCAGAGTTTCGCTGGTAAAAAAGGTGATATCCCTAAACCTGACGCTACGGACGAAGAGTGGTCTGAGTTTTATAGTAAACTTGGTCGCCCTGAAAGTACTGACGGGTATGATTTTACGGTTGGCGACGAGTTTCGGGAACTTGTTGGCGAAGATTCGGCTCCATTCTTTGAGAAAGCGGTGGAGGGATTTAAAGAACAAGCATACTCAATGGGAGCTAGTTCAGAAAAAGCTGAAGAGCTTGTGGATTGGTATCTTGGAATGGTTGCTCAAGAAATCGAAGAATCCAACGCAGCAATGAAAGAAGCCGACGAGGCTATGGATAAAGAGCTTCGAGGTGAGTGGGGTGACGGCTACGATGGTATGATGAATGGTATCACGGCTATGTTAAAAGCTAACGGTATGCCAGAAGAAAACTTGCAGTTTGCAATCGACTCTGGGCTGCTTCGTGACCCTGCACTTGCAATAACTTTAGGTAATATTGCATCACGCTTTCAAGATGACCCTGAAATTGGTCATCATCAAACAAGTACAATGGCAGGATTAACAGATCAGCTATTTGATGTTGAAAGAGAAATTAAAGACTACATCAGAAGGGGTGAAAAAATTCCTCCTCACATTTTAGAAAAAAGAAATACTTTAGGTGAGAAACAGTTTAGATTGAAAGAAAACAGATAAAAAGACTTGACATAAAATTTTAATCTGTTAAAGGTATATGCAACGAAGGGTGGACAATCGCAAGACCCACCTGAGTTGCCGTCCAACCGGACGTTAAATGGTAGGCAAGACCTCCTTGTGAGACAATCAGAGCCGATTAGTGTATTATTAATTAATTGAGCCAAAATTTAAAACAAGGAGATTATAATGGCTTTTTTGAATGGAATTGATACTGCGTTTGTTAACCAGTATGGCAAGACTCTTGATCTTGTTGCTGAAACAAAAGGCGGTAAGTTTACTGGTATGTCTCTTGAGGACACCGTAACTGGTGAAGATGCATACTACGATCAGTTGGGATCTGTTTACGCTACAGCAGTAGTTGATTCAGGATCAGATACAGATTCACCTAGCGACAGCATTTCACACTTGCGTCGTAAGTTGGACTTAACTAACTATGAAGTTGGTTTGTTACTTGACCGTTTCGACAAGGTTCAAACACTTATCAACCCTGAGTCTGAGTATGTTATGCGTCAGGTTTCTTCTCTTATGAGAAAGAAAGACATTGAGTTCATCAAGGGTGCATTGGGTACTGCTTCTACAGGTAAAGCTGGTGCTGGTTCTGCTGACTTAGCTGCTGGCAACAAAATCTTGCAAGCAAACGCAGGTCTTACAATTAACAAGATTCGTGAAGCTCGTGCTATCTTGCAAAAGAATGGTGTTGATCTTGATGATCCATTAAACGAAGCATATCTAGCTGTTACACCTACACAGATCGAAGATTTGTTGGGTAACACAGAAGCTACATCTGCTGACTTTATGAATGTTAAAGCACTAGTTTCTGGTGGCATTGACACATTCTACGGATTCAAGATTGTTGTTTCTAACTTGCTTCCTTTCGTAGCTACAGACACTAACGTTGCTAACTTAACTTGGTCTGCATCTGACGTTCCTGCGGTATCTTCTACCGACGACAACGTTCGTGCTAACTTTGCTTGGGTTAAGTCTGGCATCCGTACAGGTGTTGGAATCAACATCGAAACTGATGTTGCGAAACGTGCTGACAAACGCTTCAACTACTACGCTTACTCTGCAATGCGTTGCGGGTCTGTTCGTATGGAAGAGGACAAAGTTGTTCAGATTCAAGTTTCTGAAGCATAATTAAACTTGGAGGCTTTCAGCAACCTTCTCTGCTGATATAAGTCCTCCATTTTATTTTTTTTGGAGGTAGTATGACTAAGGTAGAAATATGTAACCACGCCCTGCTTAAGATTGGAGCAGACACCATTGCCTCCCTTGACATCAATCAAAACGACCAAGAGGCGGTCGTGCAGAGTGCAAAGCTCTGTAATATCTTTTTTAATCAAGCATTAGAAGAAGTACTTCGCACCTATCGATGGAATAGTGCATTAAAACGTGCAGAACTAAGCCGACTAACAGAAGCACCAGCATTTAAGTTTGAATACAAATACCAACTACCTAACGACTGCGTTCGAGTTGTTAATGTATATGAGGACAAAGAAGCATACGATGATCGAACAGAATGGGTTGTAGAAGGGCGTACAATACTTTGTAACTACGAAACTGTTTATTTATGCTATGTTCACTTACCTGAAGATGTAAATACGTTAGACGCATTCCTAACGCAAGCTGTAGTTCAAAACCTAGCTATTAAGCTATCAGTTCCTATGCAGCTCGATCAAGTAATGCAAAACAATTTAATTTCAGAATATAACAACGTAATACT